AAACCTTTTTAATGATTTACCGCATATTATAGAATACTGCTTAAAAGAGCAAGAAAAAAATAAAAAAAATATTTTATCAGAAATTAAGAAACTTACAAATAAATAATTATATTTATATTTTAAAACCAACAATTATGAAAAACGACAAATCAAACACTCAAGAAAACAATGACTTCTTAGAAGATTTATTTAATAAAATAGATACACAAAAAATATATAATAAAATAACAAATAAAAATAAATAAAATGAATAGAGAAATAAAATATACAACAAGAACCTTTTATGTAAAAGCAGAAAAAATTGATACGCTTGTAGAGTTTCAAGAGAAATGTAGAACTAATGGCAGACGTTCTTATTCTGAAGTGTTAGTTGAATTAATGGAAAACTATAATAAAGCAAACTAACTATGCAAGAAGATTTATCAATATATAGATATTACAATGAGCAGCTTGAGTATCACGAAAGATATACAAGACACAATTTCTTAGCACAAAGATTATTAAATATAATAATTCAAGCTAATTGGAATAAAAGAATTTTATGTAATCCTTATTTTCAAATGATGAATAATGATTTAGAAATACATAAAAATAGATTTGGTAGATATATAGCAATAGTTGATACAATAGCTACTGAAATGCAACAGTTAAGAATTAACTATAATGCAAAAAGAATAAATAAAATACAAACTATATTAACTAAAATACAAAACTATGAAAATTAAAGAAATAGCACAAAGATACAATCTAACTAAAGATGATTTTTGGGAACTTAAAAGAGGTGCATCCAGTATGTGGATATTAACTCACGATGCTTGTGAAAAGATTGCAGCAAAAGAAAACATTCAATTTGGCGCACCAACAGTATTTAGAGACAGCAATCAAGATGTTGCAATGGTAGGAGATGCAAAGCGTGGCAATAAAATTGCTTGGAGTACTGGTGAAGCATCACCTAAGAACTGTAAAGCTCCCTATCCTTTTGCAATGTGCGAAAAGAGATTGAAAGACAGATTAACACTTAAATTAATTAATGCTTATGAATTTGGTATTTATTCAGATGTAGAAGCAGATAACTTCAAAAAGAAAAGCAATGACTGAAGAATACAAAAAACTGTTAAGCCTTCTTAAGAATAAAGAACAAACAGAAAAGCAATGGAATGCAGCACTTAAAAAGTTTTATAAATCTAAAATAGCACAAAATGAAAAAGCATCTTAGTTACAGCGCATTATCACAATTTAAGAAATCACCAAATCATTTACTTGCGTATTGGAATGGAGATAATAAAAGAACTGATGCAATGCAATTTGGTTCATTATTACATAAATTATTATTACAACCTGAATCATTTGGTGATGACTTTGCAGTTTTTGAAGGCTCAAGAAGAGCTGGAAAAGTTTGGCAAGAATTTAGCAAAACCAACCAAGATAAAACAATTATTAAACAATCTGAATTAGATGCAGCAAATAATATTTTAAATAATGCTATAAACCACGAAGTAGTTAAAACAATGTTAAAAAATGCAACTGATAAAGAACTGCAACTTAATTGGAAACACAAAGGAGTTGATTTCAAAGGCTTTGCAGATTTAATTACTACTTTTGAAGGTAAGCAATGTGTAGTAGATATTAAAACCACTACTGATGCTGGCAATCGTTTCTATAGAGATTTATACTATAATGACTATAAAATGCAATTAGCAATGTACAGTGACCAGTTTGGAAAAGAATGTGATGCTTATATAATAGCAATTGAAACTACAAGCCCTTTTAATGTACAAGTTTATAAATTAGATGAAAGTTTGTTATTTAAAGGCTGGATGGATTACGACCATTATACACAAAAATTCACTGAATGGAATGGTAAGCCTCAAGGATATAGCAATGCAATTATAGAAGTAGCAACAGAAATAGAAGAAATAATATAAACCAATAAACTATAAATTATGATTGATTTTAAAACATACGATAAAGAAAACCCACAAATTTGGAATAAATTTAAAAAATATTCATTCGAAGCTAAAGAAAAAGGTTTCTCAAATTATTCAGCTAATGGTATATTTGAAATAATTAGGTGGAATACAGATTTACAACAAAGAGATAAATACAAAGTAAATAACAATTATAGGCCTGATTACGCAAGAAAAATGATGAAAAATTTTCCAGAATTTAAAAGTTTTTTTAGAACAAGAACTTTAAAAGCAATAAGAAGCTAATAAATAAATGTGCAAACCAATAAAAACAAATAACAATGAAAGTAAAATACACAACTTTTTTTAACAAAGATACAGACGAAGATTGTTACCCAAGATTTGAAGCTCAAACTAATGGTCTTGCTATAATTACAAAAGATTTTTATACTGATGGTGATAATTTAGAATTTATAAAAACTGAAGATTTGTTAAAAATTTTAGATGAAATAAATCGTTTAAAAAAAATAAACAATAAAAACAAATAACAATGAATAAAGATGAAACAATATACTGCGGAAGCGGTAAAGTAATGAATGAAAAATGGTTAAAAGTAACTATTAATCCTTCAAAGATAGCTGAATACATTCAGGAGTATAACGGCAATAAGTTTATAAAACTTAATGTTAATATTAAACCTGAAGCTGACCAGTACGGCAAAGATGTTAGCATTAGTGTTGACACTTGGAAGCCTGAAGAAAAAGCAGTAAAAGCTACTGCAAGTGAATCTTCAAATGATTTACCCTTTTAATATTGATTATGTACTCAAAGAATTTAAAAAAAGAGGATTGGTTGTTACTATCTCCAAAAATACAACAGTTGTTAATTGAAGGAAAATCAATGCCTGAAATAGCAAAAGAATTAGATTTACCATATGAGAGATTAGTATACAACTATAAGCCTATTAAGAAAAATTTTAAATATTTTGACTCAGTTAATAAAGAAGTAAAAGTTGAAGCAGTTAACGCTGCTTCCTTTACTTTTAATAAGAAATATACAATTGAATCATTAACTGAAGAAGATTTAAAAGGTTACAGAAATTATGAATTAAAACACAAAGCATATTATGAAACAAAATAATAATTTTGAATATGATTTGGAAATTGGTATAAAAGGTGAAAACTTTGTTGCTAAAGCATTATCTGATGTTAAAATAGAAGTTAAAACAGATTTTAAAGCGAAAGACACTGGAAATGTATTTGTAGAATATGAAAGTAGAAATAAACTAAGCGGAATTTCTAAAACACAATCTAAATGGTATTGCTTTGTAATATCAAATAATAATTTAATATTTATATCAGTAACTAAATTAAAAAAACTATGTAGAAAATATTTAAATACAAACCGCGATGTAAAAGGCGGTGATAATAACACATCTAAAGGTATATTATTGCCATTAGAAGATTTAACCAAACTATAACTAACTAACTATGAAAGAATTACCATACTTTAAATTTTATCCTAATCAATGGATAACAGGCTCAATATCATTTATGGATTTAGATGTTCAAGGAGCTTTTCTAAAAGTCTGCTGCTATTATTGGAGCAAAGAATGCAATGTTACAAGAACACAAATAAAGTCTTTAATACCTAAACAATGGAGCTTACTTCTTGATTGTGAACTATTTAAGATTGAAGAAGATAATATTAAAATTAAATGGCTTGATGAACAACACAAAGAACGATTAGCAGAACATAAAAGAAATGTTTCTAATGGTCGCAAGGGGGGCTTAAGCACCGCTAAAGCATTAAGAAAAGATAAGAAAAGAAAAGATAATTACGAGAATGACAATCTTTTAAAAGTTAGTGATGAAGTTAAAAAACTACTTAAAAAATGATTTTAGAAGATAAAGCAACAGTCCCTTACTTAAAAGCATTTAAAGAAGGTAGAATAAAAAAAGGTGTTGGTATAGGTTGTATTCTTGATGATTACTTTTTATATAAGAAAGGCAACTTCAATATGTTTCTTGGTTTAGACAATGTAGGTAAAACTAATTTTATCTTGTGGTATTTGACTGCACTAAGTAAATTAAAAGGTAAGAAGTGGTGTATATGGTCAGGAGAAAACAATGCAGGCCAATTAAAAAGAGATATTATACAAATGTGGACAGGTGAAACAATAAATGATTTAAATGAATATTTGTTCTATCACGATGAAATTAGTAAGTATTTTAAATTTGTAGATAATAAAAAACTTTACAATCATAAAGAACTATTAAAGATATTTGAAGAAGAAGATTGTGATGGCTGTTTAATTGACCCTTACACTGGAATAAACCACGATAGAAGAATATCACAATTCGAAAGAAATTATCAAGTATGTAATGATGTTAGAGAGTTTTGCAACAAGACAGGAAAAACAATGTTTATTGCAATGCATCCGCAAACAGAAGCAGCAAGAAGAGTATATCCTCCAGACCATACATTGAACGGACATATACAACCACCAAGAAAAGCCGACTGCGAGGGAGGGCAGGTGTTTCCAAATCGCGTGGACAATCTACTTTGTTTGCACCGCTTAATTTCACACGATAAACTTTGGATGATGACAGAAGTACACGTTTATAAAATTAAAGACAAAGAAACTGGAGGCAAGCCAACAATGCTTGGTGAACCATTAAGATTCGATTATAATAGTGGATTAGGATTCACAATAGGAGGTAATAACGTATTAAAATAAAAACAATGAAATATAAATATGAAAACATAGACAAGTTTATGGAATACAAAACTTGGAGCGACAAACAGAAGATTGACCAGCTATTGCATATTGATTGCAATTTATATGCTAATCTTGGAACTGATTCAACCAAAGAAGAAAAAGAAGAAGTAAAAAGAAAAAGTTTAATAATATATAGATTAATTAAAACGCTTGATAAAAAGCTTGGTGATGAATTTTTATACTCAGAAGATTTAAAAAGATGAATGACTTAGATTATACAATAACAAAAAATAGATTAGAAATATTGCTTTTAAAGGCGCAAGAAGGATTAAAGAGTGGTAAAGTAACACAATCTAAATTAGATGCAGTAGAAACGTTGCAAAGTAGTTTAAAATTGATTTTAGAGTTAAGAAGTATGTTGGATGAGTTAAATAGAAAAAATACTTTAGTAACTTTACAAAACATAAAAGCTTACAAAGAAACTGCCGAACTTAAAAATAAATTTACTAATTTTAAAAAATGAACAAGATATTTTACTTAATGTTATTATCGCACATCCTATGCTTTATTGCTGGATGTTGTTTTGTTTTATTATTTAAAACATTTATAGATGATAGAAATGAAAAAAATGCGTTATGAAAAAAAGAACTTTAAATGAGTACAGACAAACAAAAGACACTATCTATAATAATCCTGATTATCCTGTTGAAAATAGCATTAATTATTTGTGTACTTTATATTCTAATGATGCAGAACTCGGAAAAGAAATCAGAAAACACTTTCAAAAATACAATTGATGTTAAATGCTAATCAAAAAGGAAAACGTTTCGAATTAAGAATTGCAAAAGATTTAGCAAAGAAATTCGATACGAATATAAGAAGAACACCTAACAGCGGTGGACTTTCTATAAAAGGCGATATTCTAACTACAAGCGGAATATTAAGCGAATATAGCTGGGAATGTAAGAACCAAGAAAAGCTTAACATCTGGAAAGCATTACATCAAAGCGAAGGCGATGCAGCAGGCACAAGGAAAACACCTGTTGTAGTATTTACTAAAAACTTTGAAAATGATTATGCTGCTTTACGTTATGAAGATTTTGTTAATCTATTATTAGAGCTTAACGAATTAAGGAATGAAAACAAATGATGTTTTAAACATATTACACAAGCATCAACAAAAGTGGTTACAAATAGCTACTAATTTATTATACAGGGAGGATGAACAAGCAGTAAAAGATATTATACAAGAAATGTATTTAAGTATATATACACAATTAGAAGAAGCTAAATTAGAACCGCAACAAGTTATAATAAATGACAAACCTCACTATGGAATTATAAAAAGAACTATTCAACAAATAATACAACACCAAGCTAACAATGACAATAAGATACCAAAAACAGATAATATAGTATTAACAAACATAGCTGAAGAACAAAAAGAAAACATTGAAGAACTAACAACAAAGATTGAAGAAATATTACAAGATATGCATTGGTTCGATAGAAAACTATTTAAACTATATGTAAAAAAGTTTAATAGCGTAAGAACACTTGCAAAAGAAACAAAGCTTGGACACGTTACAGTTTATAATACAATAAATAAATGTAGAAACAATATAAAAAAAAAGTTAAATGAAAAGTAAAGGACTTGGAGACAGTATCGAAAAGATAACAAAAGCAACAGGAATCAAAGCAGCAACAGATTGGGTATTTGATAAGCTTGGAAAAGATTGCGGATGCGATATAAGAAAAGAAAAGCTAAATAAAATGTTTCCTTATAAACAAATAGAATGTTTAAATGAAAGTGAATATATGATATTAAAATCATTCTTTCAAGTAAATAAAACTATACTATCAGCAAGCGAACAAACTGCACTACTTGAAATACATAATAGAGTATTTAACGACACAAGAAAACCATCTACTTGTGGAAGCTGCGTAAAAGAATTATATAATACAATGAAAAGATTATTTGAAGAATATGAACAAGAAACACAAGCTTAAAAAAGAAGCAGAAGAAAAGTTATTGAAATATTTAAATGAAAATGATGAGTTAAATACAAACAGCACAAATACAGCAGATAATGAGCAAAGAGGATATAAAGAAACACGAATGGACTAAAGGACAATCAGGTAATAAAAATGGAAGACCTAAAGGTAGTAAAAACAGAAGCACAATTGTAAAAGAAATATTAGGACTATTAGTTAAAGGAAGTAATCCAATGACAGGTGAAGAAGAATGGTTAAGCAATGAATATAGAATGACAGCAGCAGTATTACTTAAAGCAATTGAAAAAGGCGATACAAATGCTTACAATAGTTTAATGGATTCTGCATATGGTAAAAACAAAGATACAGTTGATTTGAACACAAGTGAAACAGTAAACCACGATTTTAAAAAATTAATTAGTGGAATTAAGTTTAAGCAGTAAGTACAAAGTATTTGAAACATCTGAAGCACGCTATTTCATTGTAACTGGTGGAAGAGGTTCTGGCAAGTCATTTGCTATTAATACACTATTGTTGATGCTTACATATCAAGCAGGTCACACTGTATTATTTACAAGATATACTTTAAGAGCTGCAAGTATTTCAATCATTCCTGAATTTATTGAAAAGTTAGAATTGCTTAATGTATCTCAAGAATTTAAAGTAACTAAAGATGAAATAATAAATATCAATAATGGTAGTAAGATAATATTTAGAGGTATTAAAACCTCATCTGGTGACCAGACCGCAAATCTCAAATCATTGCAAGGTATTACTACTTGGGTAATGGATGAAGCAGAAGAATTAAA